ACTAGATAAGCTTCTCATATTTTTTTTACTATAAAAATCTAATAAAATTGGATTCATCACTTCTGATATTGTATCTTGAGCTAAGTCTGCCCAAATTTGTAATTTAGCTCCAGTTTGTGGGGAAAATTCTTTTGTTTTTCTTTTTTGACTATCTTTTGAGTTTTTGGGTCTACCTTGCTGTGGCTCTCCTTTTAAAGATTCTGGCGAATCTTTAACATCGCTAGTTTTGCCAAAAGGCACAGATGGCGCTCTCATCTCAAGAACTGTTTTTTCTCCAGGTTTTTTCTTTTCCAACTCTAGACCCACCTGACTCGGAGTAACTAATCCTATTTGTAAAGCAACTTTTTTCATTCCGTCTTCGAACATCGGATCATACCACGGCCCAGCTTTTTGAACCATTCTGTTCGTTTCTCTTTCTCTAGTCTCTCTATTGAGTCTAATTTTTTCCATTTCAGGATCAAAACCAAATCTTGTTTGTAGTAGTTCATCACTGATAATATTACGATCAGCTAGTTGAATTAATAATGCTTTTTCTGCATCTTCGTTACTTAGATCCATTCTATCAAATTCTAATCTAGCCGAGTACTTAAAACCCATGGCTTTTTGCACAAGTTCAAACTCTTTTTCCCAAAAAGAAATAAGAACATCTCTACCATACTGTAGTCTTTGGGTTAGTGTTTTTAGACTAATAAAATTATTTGTTGTGCCAGCAGCACCGAATGTGCCTGTGAGGGTAGGAGGAATACCTAGTCCAGCATAAACACTATTCATATGTGGAATATATTTACCTTCTCCAAGAAATTGATGAACATTAGTTTGAGATTCGATTAATTCTATGTCTGGACCCCATACTAAATCTAGAGTGCCACCACCAACATTATTTTGTAATATACTAGATAATTTACTAGCAGCAGCTTTTGTTGGAGCTATTTTATGTTCAAGATTACCTAATTTGAAAATTCTAATATTGCTAATAGCGCCGTCTAACGCGGCCATATCTGCTAATTTAAGCTTTTCTATAACTGTAATATCATCCATAATGCTATAGATCATAGGAAATGCCCAACTCTGCCAATCATCTTTTTTATAATGAAAAACAAGAGTTTTTTGTGGATCTAAAGGATATGGTTTTTTTGTTTTTGCTGCTTCTACAATCTGTGATGGCAATCCAGCGATAATAGCTTTCTCATTATCTGTTTTTGGTGAGGTAATTATTTTTCTTAATCCAGCCGGTATACTTAGTTCGTATCTTTTTTGTCCAACAAAAGATGATAATGCGCCAGCACTAACATTCACATAAACAGGATCTATAAAAGTATATCTCCAAGGTATTTCTCTTTTTTCAACATTTACGGTGTCGTCATCTTGTTCTGTAGTGTCAATTGATGATGTTGCTTTGAAAAAATTATCTGTAGTTTTTAAACTAATTTTTGCTGTTTGACGATTAATAACAACATTGGCAACCCTATAAATATTATTTAAAAATCTTTCACTGCGTTCTTTACCTTTAACTTTTTTAAACCATTTACGATAGAATCTTTCAATTCTTTTATTTTTATGTACTGGTTTAATACCTTGAACAGCAAAATCTGCCATTAAGTCTATAACATTTTTTACTAGCCCAACCCTCTGATAAACATCGTCTGCCCTTCTGATAATTTGTTTGATTTCTGTTGGAACAGCTTCGTCTGGACGAAAATAGTCGTAACCACGTCTAGTTAATCCTGGTTTACCATGTATATTATTTGGTAAAAGCCCAGAAAAATCATTACTCCTATTATTAAATCCAGCTGTTGATCTAAAAAGACCATATTCGTCTAAACACCCGGCGGTTTGTTTTAAAGCGTCTTGTTTGCTTTGAAGATCATCTCCCCATGTAACATAAGCATCAGAATCTATATGAACAGAATCATTTATCGCTTCACTTTTTGGGTATTTTTTAGCCATAATATCTCATTAGTATTGTAATATGATTGCATTTGTAATATACACACTACTTGCGTATTCCTATATAAATATCCTCATTTGCAGCGTCTGTAAACCATGTTGGTCCTTTATACATTTGTCCATTATTTTTAACCGCTTTAGAGGCATCTGTTCCTATAATATCATAAGATAGTGGATGTAATGTTCTATTAATTTGTCTAGCCAGCATATTAGCTATAACTAAAGCACTATATCTATCTTTTCTTAATTTTCCTTTTTTACCATTAGGGGATTTTATATCAGGAGTATCCCATCTATCTCTTGCTCCAGAAGATGTACTCGTTTGACTCATAACAATTGTTGTTAATTCATTTTTTAATTCTTCTATTTCTAAAAGACATTCACTTAAACTATCATAGATAGGCGTTAAATCAGCATCAGCTATATTTTTATTTTCTTGATCAAGAGCTAACACTAAACTGAGTTCATCGAATCTTGGAAAAAGCAATACCTTGTCTTCAAGATCTTTTCTTAATCCGTGGTTGGCCTGCGCTGTCCAATCCGCTTTAGCAAATTGAATTAATTCTAAGATATGTAATCCTTGTTGATCATCAGTATCTTTTGCTTTATCTTCTATAATAGGCCATATGAGATTTTCTCCTTCTTTTAATTTGGCTGGATCATGTAAAGCTTCTTCGATAGCGATACCACCGCCTTGAGCATCCATACCTATGCGTTCACATGGGAATACTGTCATTAAATTACGTATTTTTCTTGCGCAAAACGCGTAGAAATCATGATCTGATATGAGTCCGGCCTTTTGTCTTTCTTTAAAATTTGTTCTATTAGTTGTCCAACAATAAACTATACGACTATGAGAAGGATGTAGTTCTAAAACGACTATGCTAAAATTATCTTTTTCACTAGCAGGATCGACACCGTATATGTATTTAAGATTAGGATCGCCGCTAATCTTAGCATCAAAAATTATTGATTCATTATTAATTACGACGGGAGAACTATCTTTCGTTACGCAACTCTCAATAAGACTACGTCTAAAAAATCCATCACTATCTTCTGTGAAACACGCGGCGTACTCCATATTATATATTCCAGTATGGATAGTTGCTTTAGCTCTTGCTACCTGTTTATCATCCATAAATCCTTTTGGGATTAGTTCATAGGGCACACGAATAATACTATAATCTTTCCAATTAAAATTATCTGGAACTTCACTTTTAAAGAGTTCTTCTAATTTATGTTTTTCTCCTTTGCTTTCGATGATAGATTTATATCTTTTCCAATAAGAAGCAAAATGCTTAAATGCATAATCGGCGGTCCCAGCAATAAGAGCCTGATTACCAAAACTTTGACTAAGAACTTCAAGATCTTCATTCCATAATCCAGCTTCTTTCATAGCTATTTTTTTAGCTTCTTTTTTCACATTCTGAATTGGTGTTGCTGAAACAGCGGCGAAACCAGAAACAACTGTTTCATAGATTTCTGGACTAATTGATGCGAATTCGTCTGCGATAATAATATGAGCACGCAAACCTCTAATCTTTTCTCCTGTTCCTAATGGGATAGCTATTGCCCAACTAGTACCTAAACGAATAGTGCATCTATCAACATCTCGCCTAGGGCCGTCATCATTACCATTAAAAAGACTTCGAATAATTGCACTGTTGCGCCATAAAGTTTCCATATACTCAAAAATAACTTTACTCTGCCTAAAAGCAGCACCCACTATAACTATTTTTGTTCCTGGCACAAAAACACATTTTAAAAACGCGTACAAAGCGAGAAGGAAGCTTTTACCAAAACCACGACTAGCAACAAACATAGGAAATGGTCTTATCCAGAATTCTTGTAATATAGCTATTTGTATCGGGTGAAGTTCAATATCAAAAAGAAGTTTTGCAGTGGCGCCGAAATATTCGGGATTTTTTAATAATTTAATTAGATGACGATCAGGGTTTTCTATATCTTCTTTGCTCCTACGAATCATAGGATTCTTAGGGACAATTATTTGATCAGTATTACCTAGTCCTAACCACGCATCATCATACATTTTTATGCTCTTTATGAATTTTTCTCATAATGGATAATGCAACTTTTTCAGCATTATTACTATCTCCACAAAAAATAATTTTAATGTTATGTTCAATTTGTAAATCAACAATATGCTTGAGCAAAAATGCTGGACTGATACGAATTTTATCCCAAAGGCGTTTTGGAATATCACTACCTATCGGATAGGTCATAATATCTGACATATCAAATTCGAATAAAATAAAAGAATATGGAATTTTACTTAAGCGATCAACAACATCCACGAAACGTTTTTCAGTAACATTATTAGCGAATTCGGCCACATTTCTTTTACGTTCTATGGCCAGTAAATTTTCTAATCCTTCGATACTATAGTCTCCGGTATCAAGTTTATGATTGGCTTTAGCTTGATTAGCAAATGACCAAGGTTTTTGTTCACGAGTATCAACAATAATAGTAAAATCAGTGTTTATCATATTTTTTACTCGCTATTATTTTACTTAATATTGGGGCATATATTTCTTCCTGATTTTTAATCATATCATGATGAATTTTGCAAAGGGAAATTCCGTTGTCGATTACGAATCTTAAAGCGGGGAAATCTGACCATTTGTAAATATGGTGGGCGTGTAATTTTTTCTTTAATGTGCAGTTTGGCCATTGGCATTTATGATTATCTCTTTTGTAAACATCCAATCTCCATTTTTTATATGTGGGATCGTTATAATTTCTATTGGTCATGTTTAAGAACCGACTCTGGAGTTAGGAACGGACTATCTAATTTGTTGTCTTGGTATTGGTGATATTCCATTAGTGAATCTTTGGCTTTTTGTGTGGCTAATCGAATAAGTTCCATCTCTCTTCCTTCTTTTTCTCTGATATCTTCATCCTCTAACATTCTTATTAATCCTACCCAACTACTTTTACCGTCTTCGATTCTTTTTATACGTTGTTCTCTTGTAGCCTTTAAATCTTTACTAATTTTTTGTTGTTCTCCAAGCAATTTAGTATACTCATTTGTATAATTAGCAATACTGTTACGAGCAAAACTTAATTGGGTCTCCAAGTTTGCTAATCGCGGAATATCTCTCTGATCTTCTAATTTATCATATTCTGCATCGACTAGTCTCTGTAGTTTTTCAGTTTCAGCGATGTGTCTTTTCCTTTCTTTCATGCTTCTATTGATCAAAATATCAATTGTAATAAATTGTTTGATTTGAAGTTCTTCTGCGGGTAATACATCTTCTCTAAACTGTCTTATCAAATTAATCCAAATATTTTCAAAATATTCTAACTCACCACTGTCTTCATCGAATTGTTTTTTAATTTCTTGCCAGAATGTTTTACCATAGAGTTTTTGTTTTAATAAATCATCTTCAGCAGCTTGTGTTGATGGTAAGAGATTTTTAGATTCGCTTATATATCTTTTTATGGGGGCAACATTACGATTAAGATTTTCTGCTATTATTTCAGCAGTAAGACTTTGTATATTTTCTCTAATATACTTTTCTTCTTCTAAACTGAGTTGACCTCGTTTTTTAGGTTGACTGGTCGATGTCATGATCTTTTAATATTTGTTTAATTTCTTTAAGTAATTTATTTGTGGAAATTTTAGGAACTTTTATT